TGCATCTTCCATCTGTACGACAGATACTACAAGCTCAAGGTTATGATTCAACAGAAATAGAAAGAGTTGTAAGTGGAATGCGTGATATAGCTGGTTTACACAACGCGGAATTTGACGCCGGAAGAATTCCTGCTGGAACAGGTAGAAGAATGATTCTTTCCGAAACCGAAAAAGCTGATACTTTAACAAAAAATCCTATCACGAGATTAGTTGCAGGCGTACACAGCAGAGGGGCTGGACGACGACCACTCATTGTTATGGGTTCATCAGCCAAGCCTGCTGCTATAGCCTCAGAAGCCGCTCAGTCTGCAAAAGTTGCAACACGAGCAATTGGAGATTCAACTGCCGGAAGGTCATTTCTTTCTGGAGTAGCTAGCTCGGCGAGTGGTGCTAAAGTTCTACAACTTGCAAGAAGTGGTAGAAGAATACTTCAAAGCTTTGCCTAAATATTTTTAAGAAAGCTCTCTCCAAAGCCATTCTGGGTTATTCTTTGTCCACTCTACAGTAGACTGAAGAGAAGACTCTAAAGACATTGGCGGTTTCCATCCTGCTTCTTGCAGTTTACGTCCATCTAATGCGTATCTTGAATCATGACCTGGTCTTGTTGTATGAAAGTCCTGGAACTCAAACTGTAGTTCCTTACCCCAGTACTTTGCTACTAGCTTTGCCATTTCTAGATTATCTATTTCTTTTTCCCCAACTACATTATACTTATCTGGTCTGTCAGAATTAGGGTATGAGGTTGGCTCTAAGTAATCCAATATATAAAGTAAAGCATCAGCTTGGTTTCGAGCATGTAAGTAAAATCTTGATCCAATATTATTCTTTGTACCGTGAATCATCATCGGAATATTTTTTTCTAAACAATACATAATCTTTGGAATAAACTTTTCCGGATCTTGTCTTTCTCCAATTATATTCATTGTATTAGTTATAATTACCGGGACTCCGAATGTTCTCCAGTAAGATACGCACACAGCTTCCTGTGCTGCTTTAGAAGCTGAGTATGGATTAGAAGGAAGGATAGTATCCCACTCTTTATGAGCATACCCCTTTGGAGCTGGCCCGTAAACTTCGTCTGTTGAAACCTGCAAAAATACTGTAGGCTTAAGCTTTCTTGCAAGCTCTAGCATATTAACTATCAAAGCAACATTATTTGTTATAAATGGAGCTGGGTCAGTGATTGATCTATCTACATGAGAATCTGAAGCCATAGAAATAATATAATCAATATCGCCAATCTCTTTTACCATTACATCTGAAAATGGCACAGTCAAATCATGGGTGATCAACTTTACGCGGTGCTTTTCTGATTCCCAGCATCCTATAGATGTAATTCTATCAGTTACACCTCGGTGTCTAAAAGAGTCAGTTATTACTATTTCCCAATTTGTAAGCTTCAATAAATGTTCTAAAGTGTGGTGGCCAACGAAACCACCAGCACCCGTTAATAATACTTTCTTCATTCTTTCCTTTTTTTAATTCAAAAAATATGCTCTACAACATACCATTTGAGACTGGAGCGGATAGGGAGGATCGAACTCCCACAAGCAGGTCGGAAACATGCTGGTCTACCATTAACTTATATCCGCAGATTATTAATTTGTATAAGTTTTTTTAATAAAATCTATAGCAATCTTTGCTACTTTTTTATCTTTGCCTTCTATTAAAAGAGATAAGTCAACAATTGCATCGGTGATTTTGTTAGATATTCTATGTGCAATTTCGTGCTCAATGCCATCTGATTTTACGGCTTTATATATTTCTCTATATGTTTTTGTGTAGTCCATCAATTTCCTCTTTAGTTGGACGAATCATCTTCGCCTCCACTAGTATACCATCAGTGAACTTCAAATCGTATTCCAACCACACAGTTTTTTGCTTATCAATTTGGTCTTCTAACAGCACCATATTATATACTCGCAGATGTCCGTGATAATACATCTTTACTTTTAATGGCTCAACGTCATTAGGGCTTTCCCATATATTGTTACCGCTTTTATATAAAAAACCATTATTATCTATAAAATAATTGTCCATCAGGCACTCTAGGTCTTTGCATTGAAAGCCATCTGCGTAGATAGATTGTGATATATACGACCTTATCGGGTGCTCTATATATAACGCTACCGGTAGTGGAAAATCTATTTCTATCGTATCAAACATTCCCATGCAATACTATACCACATTTTGGAAAAAAGCTTAGTATCTTCTTTGTTCTTCTTCTTTTCTGTTAAGGCTTCGCTTACTTATGGCTACGGAGGTAGCTAACCCAATCGCAGCTACTCCAGCAGCTGGATGTCTCATTTTTTTAAGAACACTATTGCCTGACGCTGCTTTTACTCCACTTTTTAAGAAACTTTTTACTGCTGATGATGCGCCAGCAGAAGTGGCTGCACTCGCTGCTGCGGTAGTCGCTGCCGATACAACAGCAGTAGCCACGCTAGGCGGAGCTACGCTTAAAGCAGCCTGAGGCAGAGGTCTTATGGCGTTTAGTTTCTTAGTTTCTTCCATAAATCCTATAGCCCTACCAAGTGCAGCAAATGGTCTTGGACCAGTAGGCTTTGGTGGCCCAATCAGCTTTTTACCTAAAGACTTTGATGCCTTAGGGGCAATGACCTTAGCTGCCTTCTTAGGTGGGACTACTCTACCCGCCATCTTAGGCATCGGGACTCCACCTATTGAGCCAGGAGGTGGAGGAGCGGTAGATATTTTATAAGATGGTTTAGGTGGAGCAGCAGCCCTGTATGAAGATACTGATGTTGCTCTTTTTTCAAGCAGAGCTCTTCTCTCTGAATGAGACTCTATATGATGACCCCTAACCCCTGCACCGCGCATTTTACTATTTGGTTTAGTCCTTGGGTAAAGAGCATCCATTTGCTCTAAAGTTCTTGCTTCTGTTGTCAATAATTTTGATCTGTCAAGAATTTTTATTTCATTAGCGCCTTCTGATATAGTCATACCGTCGTATCCCAAAATCATTCCAGCTATCCCTGAACTATCTTCTCCATTTGCTCTAAATATATTGTCAAATAAATTTACAGCTTGCATGTCTCCATTATCAACTAAGTCAGCTCTAAAAACGGCAAGTTGCCCTTTGCCATTTTTTAAATTTGCTATCTCATTTTGGACAGCTTTAAGTGTTCCAATCCTAGCGTCTGCTGGTAAACCTGCCCTAATCATAGTTTTACCGTCTCCCGCATAATGGGAGGCTTGATAGGTCATTGACGCCGCAGTTGTACCTTTATATTCTGGGTCTATAGATAACCCCATTTTTTTTACTTCAGACTTACTAAGGGATTCCATCGTAAAATAATGGCCAGGTCCGCCCTCGTCATATGAGCCAAAACCAGACGTTCCTGATAAAAAAGAAGTTGCAACGTCCTCCGTCCCAGTGCCTCTAAGTATCTCGGTAGCAGACCCAGAAGAAACTAATCTATCTAGTTCTGTATCAGAAACCTTCTTAGGTGCACCATGAAGACCTAAGTGCGTTGCAAAAATATCAGTTATTTTAATATGAGGAAGCTTTTCTGCAGCGTTTTGCTCTAAAAAAGGACCTAGGTCTGTGCCATTTTTTTTGACTAAATTAATGAAATCGTCAACAAGCATTTTTTACCAGACTTTCGTTATTTTAAGAGAATGCCTTAAGGCTCGATAAAGATGCATTCACCGGGGCATTCTTCGGCTGATTCGATAACATCTTCAAGTCTGTCGTCGGAAAAAGAAGCTAAACCTGCTGCCCCTTCTGGATTACCAACAGCAGCACAGAATATCTTGTCACCTTCTTTTACGTAAGCCAGACCGTCATCCATCATCGTAAATACATCTGGTGCTATTTCTGCGCATAGCCCGTCTCCGGTGCACAGGTCTTGGTCAATCCATACTCTCATTGTTTTATAGTACCTGTGATCTCACAAGATCTATTCAATATCTTGCCATCGGCGCTATCTGGATCTATACCAGGATAAGGAGATGTATCGCCAAGTGATGTAACTTTAATATCTTCAAAAGCTATTCCTTTTTCTAACAAAGAAAATTGCAAAGCCTTTGCTCTTTTAGCGGAAAGATCATTTCTGTTGACTGTTTTACCATCACTGGATGATCTACAAACTACATTAAGAGCTGAATAATAAGCACGTGTGTATTTCGTAACATAAACCTCTACGCATGCCATGCCTTCTTCGAAGACTGGAACATCTTTATCTTTTTGGTAGAAAACAAGACATGGTGGATCTGCAACTATTGGTTGCACTATTGTCGTAGAAGCGTCGGTTGTGATTTCCACTGGTTCTGATTTTGGCCAAAAAATGTAAGCTAAAATCATAGACAACACTAGACCGACTGAAGTTCTAACTATTATCTTTTTAAAATCAATTTTCATATTTGTTTTCCTTAATCTGTTTGTTTAAACTATAAAAGTTTTTTCTTGCCTTCTCTTCTTTTTTCTTTGCTGCCTTAATAAAATGGTCGTAAACATCCGTATACCAATAAGCTATTGCCGATATAACAAGCCCGATACTTGTTGCAGCCAAGGAAAGAATAAATTTATCGGACATAGTTAAAGATGGTTGGGCATACCTAGCTGAAGTAGATAAAATTGTCAACAAACTAAAAAGAAATACATTAATTCCTAAAGAGCTTTTTGCTGTAGATTTGTTGTATATTTCTATTTCTTTTGGATTTGTTGAGTTCTTTCTTTTGTCGCTTAAAGCTTTAATAGCATAAGATGCACCCAACTGAGCGCAGACAAAAGCATAAGAGAAGGCAAGTATTATCGCCGATGCCCTTTCGGCCCTTTCGGCCCAAGAATCAGTTCCAAACTTGCCAGCAAATATATCTTTCCATAGCAAGAAATCAAAAACAAGGCCTATGACTACGGAGAACCATATTATCTCTGCCCCATATTCGGACGTAGAAGAAGACTGTTTAGATAGCTCTCTATCGGTCTCTTCGTTTTCAGTCTGTGCTTTTAAATACTCTTTATGAGCTTTATCGTATTCTGACAAGATTTCTTTTTTTTCGATTAGCTCTACAGAATTAATTGATTGTATCTGGTCTTTTAAGGTCTCAGCATTGTTTTTTAATGCAGCGTTCTGTTGCTCTAAATCAGTAATTTTTTTATCTAAACCAACAACTAGTTTATTAAACCTTTTTTTATTACGCCTCGAAAGAACAACTTCTTCCGTAGGTTCATCATTCGGCATCTGAATCATCGTCCGAGCCGTCGTCTGCTTGTTTGCCGACCACGCCATCTGGTATAGCTGCTAATCTGCAATAACCACCTGGTTCAATTCTTCTTTTAACTATTTTACAAACGTATTCTGATTCATGCAGTACGCAGTTTTCGCAGCGTACTCCAATTTCATAATTTTCATTTTCTTGTCTTGAAACATAACCAACCCAAATGCCATTTTTGTCTTTGTCGGCTAATTTTCCATATTTTTTAGCAATAGCTAAAAGACCGTTGGCATAGTCACTCTCTGCTGGAGTTAAAGCTGGAAGCTTATCTTCCATTTCTGATAAAAATTTATACATATAATCTCCATTTATTAATAGTTGTATTTTGTTTATAGTAATAGCTTTATTGCTATTTTAGGTTATTAACAGGCTTAGAATGCCCAGCTTCTACCTTAGTGAACTTTACTTGCCCAGGGCTAAAGCCACCCATTGAGCTGTAAGCCGTGCATCTGTTGTCCCATATTACTAGGTCTTTTTCTTCCCAGGTTATGCTAAATATGTTTAAGTTATCCTCAAAAAAAACGTCACGAAGCTTGTATATATGCTTTTGCCATTTATCGTTGTCTTTTCCTAGGGTATTCAGCCCTCCATAAAATATGCTTGGCTTACCTGTTTCTGGGTGTATTCTCCAAGAAGGATGGCTGTCTTCTTGGCCTATATCTTTTCTTTGCAGCGGAAATTTTGCAAGCCCCTCATCTAACCATCTAAACTTAATCTTTAAGATAAAGCTCATATCTTCTTCATTGATCATATTGTATACATTCTCAAGATTAACCCATTTTGTTTCACTTAGGCCAACTGAGTCTCCAACAGAATCCATATAAATGCAGCTAATATTGCTAGGCTCTATATCTGAGCAATTATCAGTTTGCCATCGAACTAGATAATCATCTTTTGAAGGAAGCTTTCCATTTTTTTCTGTAAAATAGTCGAAATTATCATCAAAGCTTTTATTGTGTATTCTTACATCTTCTTCTTTTGAGAATAAAGAGCTAAGCGACTGGGATACAGATTTATCGCCAAAATCAATGTTTTTAAAAACTATAACTTTATAATCTAAAATACTATTATAATAATAATCATAGTTTTCTAATATGTCAGAAAAACTTACGTTATTGTACGTTTTGCCAAAACTGTCCATTTTTGAAAATTCTTTCTGTGCGGAATAATTACTTTAAAACCTATACAGACAAAAAAAGTGAAAAAAATTTTTTAGCCCAAAAGCAAATTTGAGTAAAACTTAAATTTACGAAATAGTTTTAAGACTTATATTATATCACGAGTATTGAATTGAGTTCCATTTTTCTACCTTCCAAAAGGTAGTCGTAGCATAACGGTTGCCTGAGGTCACCTCGTTAACGCCGTGAGCATAGTTACCGCCTGCAGGAAAATAGATCATCATGCCAGCCTTAGGGGTAAAAGACAGATCGTACTGGCTAAAGAAAAGCTCCCCACCAGTATAGTCATCGTTGTAATACATCGAGGTACTCAAGTCTCTCCATGATTCACAAATCTTATCTGCATGCTCGTTCAAGTTTTGCCCAGTGGCATACTTAGTCAAGCTAGCTATCTCAGATCTAGCCACGCTACAATCAAAAGTTTCTTCTAGGATAAGGGCAGCTTTATCCCTATAGCCCTGCATTAGGGTTGCTACTTCACCGCTGAAATGAAGTGCCGCAAGAGGGAACTCATGCACGCCGTAGTCGCTAAGCTCAAAGTCAGCATTTTCTATATAGTTTTTTAAAGTAATTATGTCTTCAGGAGATATAAAGTTCTCAAGAACATAGATATTTTTAACATCTTCCGGGTCAATCTCAAGGTCTTCTGAGCCCTCATAAATGTATCCACTTTTATTTTTCATCCTTAAATGATAGCACAAGTGTTTTCTTTTTGCACACCTGTTTACTATTAAACATAACTTTAATCAAAATATGGAGGTGCGT